GTCCAATCATCGCCTCCGCTTGGGCAGCGTCCTTGGCTATCCCCGCGCCCTGTTGTAATGCGTTCATAAGCTGGGCTTGTTGAGCGGCTTCTGCTTCGGCCTGGCTTAACGCCTCGACCTCTTCTTCCGACCTTAAGATATCCATCGGCGCGCCGCGCATCTCAAAGCCCTTGCGAATTCCCTTATTGCAATTAACGGTTTTGGCCGCGGCCGGATCGATCTGCATGAATGCCGTGGCAATGCTGATTCCATCCATGAGCGTTTGGAAGTCCTGCATTTTCAGCACTTGCGCCAGCGGTGACACATACTCGATATCCAGAACATGACCCTGCATCGATCTGGGCGGTGGCGCCAGCTTGCCTACACGCGCCATATGATTGAATTGGCGCTCGATCATTGGCGCAAGACATTCGGAATCCAACCCGCCCAGGACCGGGCCCAGAATCGTGCGACCTTGCTTTACGATCTCGTTTACCTCAAACGCGGTCTTTGCGCCCTGACCCGGTTGCAGCATCATGAACAGGTCAACAAAATAGGCTTGGCGCAATTCCTTTTCACTCCGGTCCATGTCGTCTTTCAGGTGCGGGACGTTATCGCTTGCGGTAAGTTTTTGCGGAGGCCTATCACCGGGATTGCCAAAGTTTGCGGCTCCCGGAGTGGTACGAAAAATACCTTTCATTTTTGAGTTCAGCCACCAAGCCGGATCGGCGTTCTTTTGGCCAACGCGCAGATTGGTCTTTTCCTTGGCGTTAAGCGTCTTAATGGCAGGCATGGCATCGAGTCCCGGTCCACGTCCCCACGGCCCTTGATCCGAAGGCATCCACCGCGCCCAATGCCAGGGATTATCAAAGTGGCCGGATTCGAGCAAGATATGTTTCTTTTCTTTTTCGTAATACAAACAACCCCACGGACGATCAATCTTATTTTTCAGCCTCGGATCCCAGCTTTCACGCGGGTAGGTAGCATGCACAATCTGAATAACACGCAAATCAGGGTGATCTTTGTGGGTCTCCATGGTATCTCTATGCACGCTATCCTTACCAAATTCGCGAACTAATTGACGCAAACTGGCCTTGTAAATGCGAAACGTGGTGTCAATGATCCCGCGCTCGTTCTCAATCGGGTAAAGCTGGGAAATCTGGAACACGTAAAACCTAAGATCGTCAAGAACATCCTCTTTGCTGTAAATATGGCCGGTTCCGTAATCATGAAAATCTGTAAGAAATAGCTGGACAGAGCGTTCAAAATTTGAACTGTTCTGGCTTAAATGCATCCTCATGGCGCAATCTTGAAGCCAGGCTTCATTGTCCTTGGATTTCATACCGGCAGGGTCGAGGGTCCGCAATCCATACCAGGGCCCTTTGGTTATCAGATTACCAGTCAAGCCTCCGGTCAGGATATTCGAGCACCAAGCCGGGAATGAGGTGTAAAGCTTGGTCGTTTGCTTGGCGCCGGGCGTGTTTTCAACGGTTACGCCTGTTTTCCAGGGCAGAATGTAATCGTTGACATCCTGCCATCGGTTTTCCCATTCCACGCGCTCGGCAGCGGCCTCAGATATCCGGCCATCAAAATATTGGATTCGTTCCTCGTTGTCCATATCAGGCTCCCAGCGTCTGTTTTCCGCTTTGCCAGGCTTGCAGACCTGTTTTTAGCGTTGATCCTTCGGCCGCATCCTGGGCGCGCTTGGCTCTTTTGGCTTCCAAATCGCGCAACTCACCTTCTTTTCTGGCTCGCTCCTCAGCAATCAGCCTTTTTTTCTCAGCCGCTTCAGCCGCGGCGGCATCCATTATCTTTTGTTGCCGTTCCGCTTCCGCGCTGGCCGCGTCCTTAGATTCTCTGCGGGCACTCTTGGCTTGCTCATTCTGAGCTACTGCCGAAATAACTGAAATAATTATCGGAATTGCGGCTCCCATTATTGCACCTCCTGCCTAAATTCGTCATAATTCCATTCCACGCGACCACGATTAAAATCATGGGCCGGGTGATATTCCTCTTCCTGATCCGCTTGGTTCGACACCAGCGACACCATAACGTATTGCAAGGCGTCATGAACGTGGCTGAACCTGTTCTTAAGCGGCTCCTCGCGGTAAATGCCCGTTGTTCCGATCTCGGGATAAACGTAACCGGCGATAAACCCGTTGATCAAACGATGACAACTGGGATCAATGAGCATGCCCTCCCGCTCTCGTAGAATGCGTTCAACCGAGCTTACCCGTGCAGTTAGGTTCTGATCGGCCGGAACGGTGTCAATTTTGGACATCTCGCGCATAAGTTGGGCGTTGGACGTGAACCCGCCCGTACGCTGACTGTATTGATTTTCACCGGCCGGATCGGCGTAATCAACGTATTTAGCGTTCGGGAACCGCTCATTACAAAGCAGGGCGACCCACTTTGAGAAATCCACGATGCCCATTTTATCGTTCACAAACTCGCACAGTACTTGATATTGACCAAGCGTCACGGCTTGCAGAACCACGGCGGCCGGTGTGTTACCCGAATTGTCCCAGCCTCGATAAAGCGTACCGCCGGACCAAATAAGCGGCTCTTTGGCTACGTGATAGGCCTTACGAAAATTATTATAGACGAGTTTGCCCAAGGGTATAAGACCCGGCTCTCCTTTAACGTAGATGTTGAGCCAGTCGGGGCTTTGAGCATAATCGCTCGATAGGTCGGCATAATAGCCTGGCCGGAGGTTGGCCTCGTTCTCTCGCTCAGGCTGCCAGAATCCGTCATGATTGGGGAGTGGTTTTCCTTCAGGTATCGGTCCCGGAACCATGGTTTTCCAGTTGAACATTGAGTAGAGCGGGTGATTGACATCGGGCGGGTTCGTGGTTTCGATACCAAATCGAACCGGACACATTTGCGGATAGCGCCCGATCCTCGTTTTAAGCATCTTCTTGATCTCATCGCTGACCTCAATTGATTCGTCAATCCAATACCACGTCACCTCAAGAGATTTGAATTTCTTCAGGTCTTCGGCTCGGTCGCACGATCTGAAAAGGATCTCAACCTCAACCCCATTCGGATAGGTGATGAAATATTCGTTCTCTTGCTTTTTGTGGATGCCGCCAGGGAACCAATCAAACACGGTCTTACACGTTGTGTCGCGCAGTTCCGAATAGGTATTGCGTACGATTACACCGCGGGTTTTCTTGATTCCGTACTGTTTGAATAGGAATTGAGGTATGTAATAAAGGCACTCAAGCGTTGCGCCGGAGGTTTTGCCTGATCCTACCGGGCCGACAATGCAGCGGATTTGGGCAGGTGATTCATGGAATTGCTTAATGGTTGGAACCGGAACATATTTTTTAGTCAGCTTTTCCAATCCCGGCGCCCTCTGATTTGGTTACAGATTGGACCTCTAAGACCTGAACGGATGCTTGCAGCTCAATCTTTTCCGCATATCCGCGGTTTCGGGCTTTGCAGGTCAGGTACCATTTGGTCAAACCAGCTTCGCCACCTTTTATCATTTCGTGCATTTTATTCTCAACACGATCTATTGTATCCTCACACTCCGAGTCCCAGGCCTTTTTCAAAATAGGATTATGATCAATTGCGCCCCTTATTGCAGCCCAATCAAACCCTGTTTTAGCTCGAATGTTTTGGATTATTCCGTATGACCCTGGAATGGCCTCAAGAATTGCTTGGTGATCAACTTGACTTCCGGCAACACCATTATCTCTCATGTTACCTTCTTTTCTGTGGTAATTTTACTACATTTTTGCAAATTGGTTCATTTTGAACCGGTATCTTTTTTATACTGGTCCAGTCTGACCCATATTTTTGTAAATGTCAATAAAAAAACCCCATAGGCTAACAGGATTTACTCACCTATGGGGCTTCACAATCGGTTAAATATGAATATGATCCGGAATTTCGCCGGGTTTCAACCGGCCAACAGATGTATTCAGGCTCGATTACCAGCCGAGCCGCACGTTAATCACCCCCTCTCACCGTACATAAATAAAAGGGTTTAATGAAAAAACATGGTAAAATCTTACCACTCCCGCCAATTTTGTCAACCATTATTTATTGTATTGACATATATAATTATAATAATTATACTGTATTTAGA